AAAAATCCTCTATCAACAGCAAGCTCACAAGCATTATTGCAAGCAGAAATAATCATCACTTGACCAGCATCTGTCTGTGGAATTTTCAATTTCTGATAAAACAAATCCATAACATTTAACTGGATATCATTTCTCAACATATCAAGGTTAATCACTTCATCGAAGAATACTCCACTTGCCATTTTACCCTGTTGAATGATATTGTAGTAATTAGAGTAATTAAGATAGACGTTCGCATTTTTCTTATCAAGATACCCAACTTGAGTCTGAGTCAAATCCTCTACCTTTACTCCAACCTCGCCCTTGAACTTCAGCGTATAAGCAGTATTAGCAAGTCCTGTATTTGCTCCCATTGCGAATCCCATAATTGCAATTATGGCATATTCGCTTTGAGTTGAATATTGACCTACCACTCGCTTAAGCTCCAAAGCCTTCAATTTTGAGAATATATCATCTTCTGAATTTGTGATAGCCAACTCATCATCAGAAGTGAAGGCATATATTGAAGTAGGTAACGCTGCTTCAGCCCATGCCGCCAATGCTCCATGGTCATCATCATTTTCAATTCCCAAACAAACTACAACATACCAATTATTGTCCGCTTGCCTACAAGCATTAACCGCTTCTACCCAAGACTCATCAGGAGAAACGCTCTTATACCCTACCCAAAGCTTACGAGGAGCGGGACTCTGACTGAAATACATAGTTGCTGCAATGTATTCAGGGTCATCAATCTGAAATCCATCTTCCAGTAAGGCATTCGGGTTACTATATTCTCTAATACGTTCTCCTGGGTCAAATATTTCTGCGCCTTGATACCCAACTATCAGAAGTTCATTGAACCCACGTCTAGGAGCAGACAACGGTGAAATGTATTCTGTGACTTGAACAATATTTTCTAAATTTTGTGTTCCCATTTCTACACCTCATTATCTATTTACTGTAAATTCTGTAAGAAGCCCGTCTCTGTTGTGGACTTCTACATCAACACTATCAACGGTCTGTACCGGCTCTTCAAAGGAATTGGCTTCATAAAATCTCAAAGATAGGTCTGCCCTCTCCCACCATTGTGCCTGAAACAGTTCAGGTATTCGTTTAGGAGCAAATGACAGCGGAACATAGTAAATGCCCTCACGATTTAATTCTCGTCTTGCAGCGTCTGTATGCATGCCTATCATTATGCTATACAGATTACTTAACGAGTTATAGCCATATCCAATAACGTGTAGTTCCATCACTCTTGTGAACCCCCGATATATAACATACTCAGGAGAACCCTCTTCAAAAACCACATCATATTGTTTACTATACTCGTCCTCAACAGGTATTGCCGTGATAAAAATTACTTCGTCTGTAATCTTAAATCCCGGAGCTCCTTCAGTCTGCCACCCGATGCGAACATTGTTAGGATTATCTTGCCAACCAAGAGTATTAACTATCACTCCATGCAAAATATCTTCAAATTCATGAACGCTTCTTATAGCCATTTAATCACCTGTCATTCTTACTGCAACGGCTTTCCAAAATCCATAATCCCCGTATGGAGCAACCGATACGACTTTATAATAATCTCCTCTCCATTTTATCCTATCAGATAAACCTGAAGATGGAGTATTCCTAGTTGTGTAGATTTCCTTCTTCGAATAAAACGCCAAACTACCGGAAGCCCTATCAGCCTCCGGCAACATGCGCAATTCTTTATCAGAAAGAACATCTATTGTCCCAAAAGCTCTGATTTGCTTTTCCTCTCCTTGCACCCATCGACCGTTAACGAACTGACCAGTAGTACGCAATATAGTATACGGCTGTGCCAAATCAGAATCTTCAATTATTTCATCAACTGATATCACCATTATTCTTCCTTTAACACATAAGTTATACTTTTACGCAGCTGTCCTGTGTCAATCAAAGGTCTGTCAAGTCCTTCCATGGATTCGCCTGTTTCCAATCTTCGATAAAACTCTTCTAAAGCTTCTTGAGCACTTCTGGATTTACTCCTGCTCAATTTTCTTCTAATCGTAGAAGGTTTATTAGGTGCCCAATTATTTTTAGGATTAACAAACCACTGCCTTGCAACATTTTGAGCAAGTATTCCTACTTTCTCCATTCCTGATTTGAATCCAGCTTTATCTCCCTTAAAGCCCTTCAAAGCGGCATCAAACATAAGAGCATTGATTCTCTTTTTGTTATCAGGGTCTTCAATCGCCGGTTGCAAAACTGGTCTTGCAGGCAATCCAGTCAAAGGAGAGCCATTTGTGTGAATGGCCAGCAGTTGAGCATTTGTCGTCTGCGTATCTGTTTTCTCCTCTGAATCTCCCTTCTTTCTTGGTAACTTTCTTTCGGGAGCATCTGCTGGAATACCTACATAAACAGAAATCTTATCCATCTGCTTTAAAACAGCATCAAGGTAAAAACTTTCCTTCTCTATAACATCAAAAATCATAATTCTGCATCAGCCTTTAACAATTGCAATCCACCAATACCTACAATCCTAGCTAACTGGATAAAATCTCTACCATACCTAGTGAGATTAAAATTTCCTGCGTTTTCTATCTTTGTAGCACTGGTGTCATACGATACAGAAACGCCCCCAACACTTTTACTTGCAATCAATCCTGTGCTTTGCAACACACTACTCCCCCTATCAGCAGAGTCCTGTGCCTGTTTAGATAAAGCTATATTGTGAGCAACAAACAAGAAGGTTCCTTGCTCTAACAAATCGCCCCATCTATCCACATTCAGCCTCTTATCAGCAACATCAGCCCAAAACTGAATAGTGCCGTAAGAATGCGTATCTGTAAACTCAGGAAACGCTTCTATAAATCTTTCAATATCAAAGGCCACTATCTTCCTCTCTTAAGTCTTACAACTTCTTTTGGTTTTTCAGAGACTTTTATCTCCACATTTCCTAATATGTTTTCCTTCAGAGCCTCTTCAGATTTTACTTCTGATAGAGACTCTGAAGGTTTCTTAATTGTGTTAATAATCGTGGACTCCGGCTTGACTGTAGGTCTTGATTTTTCTTTAACCATCACCGCTTTATCAGCAGTAATAAGCCCTTGAACAAACCAATGATTGGCTACCTCTTCATCAAGCTCGTGAATCCCTGGTTTTAGATTCCTGCGATTGCCACCAACCTCAGTAGCAATTTGAACAGGAACCTTGAAAATTACTTTCACCTTCATAGTTTCTCCTCCTTTTTAAAGGCCACTGTTATTATATGCCGTCACGATACAGAATCGTTTCGGGAAATACAATCTCTACCACGCCAAGCTTACCAAAGTAAGTGGTTAGATGGTAGATACTCCGGTACTCAAGCGGAGTTCTCTGAAGCGGCACAAGAGGATAACGCAGACGATTCTTGTCTTGCGAATAACAGACCATACGGTCAGTCCCTGCGGCAGGTGAACCAGCCTGAGTCCCCAAACCTGTCAACCATTTGCAAGGCTGAATATCAAGCTTCTTACCGTTGATTTTCAATGCAATACAGTTATCCTCAATGAACTGAAGGATACTGATATTGCCTGCATCAGAAACCTTACGAGAAGTAATTTGAGCGAACTGTGCAGGAGGCAGCAAAAGTTTACTCGGGCAAACCGCTGTTCCCGCATTTTCCCAGCAGTCAACGATAAAGTCGTTGATGTCTTTCAAAATCTCATCATGAGTTTTCTCCGACCACTGAGTAGCACCTTTTGCTCCCTCTTCAACAAAAGAAGTTGAAACAACATTAGTGTTGTTCAGCATGCCGTACTGGTTGACAGCCTTGTCACCTACATAAACCATCTCATCAATATCCATCTGCCATTTAAGCTGCATACCTTGATATTTCTGAGCGTCAACCGGACGACCAAGCTGCTGTGCGGACATCAGTTCGGGAATCGTATAGGAAACTTCCATGCCCCACAAATATAAGGGATTGGAAGTTTTTCCGATATCAACAGCGACGCCAGGAATAGCATTGCTATTTTTACCGATAAAGTTTTTACCACTTGAATCCATGCTACCCGCAGCAGCAAAAGTGGAGTTAGTGAAACTTGATGCATCATCAGCCATAGAGACATCTTCACGCAGGTCAATATCACGACCCCAAGTTACCGCCACTAGTGGTTCATGCAAAGTCTGGTCAAGTCTCTCAAGCTCGCCTATCATGAAGGCACCAGTACTGTCAATTGTGTATCTATCGTATGTAATCATAATGTTAACTCCTCCTATATTCTTCTTACTTAAATATTAAACGAAATTTCAACGTTGCCATCAGCATCAGCTTCACCCATGAATTTAACGCTTGTCAATTCTATGGTATTGCTAGTATCAGAATCGCACTCCAACCCGCCAACAGGATAATCGTCTGTACCGCCATCTTTCCTTACATAAACAGTAGCATTTTTAACCGGAGTTCCTTTCTGAACCTTCACAGTCATATAACC